AAAACATGATGAGTTCATTAGACGCCGTATTGGCACAGTACGAAAAAGCACAACAAGGGGGCGGGGCCCAAAGCAAAATGTCGCAAGACGAAAGAATGAAAAAGTATTTCGCTTTAATCTTAGGAGACAAAGAGAAGTCAGGACAACGTAGAGTACGTATCCTACCTACACCAGATGGTTCTTCACCATTTAAAGAGGCTTGGTATCACGAAATCCAAGTAGGTGGACAATGGCAAAAATTCTATGACCCAGGAAAGAATGACAATGAGCGTTCTCCTTTAAACGAGGTTTATGAAGAATTAATGTCAACAGGTAAAGAATCTGATAAAGAATTGGCGAAACAATACAAGTCTCGTAAATTCTATATCGTAAAAGTTATTGACAGAGACCGAGAAGAAGACGGTCCAAAATTTTGGAGATTTAAACACAATTACAAGAATGATGGTATCTTGGACAAAATCATTCCAATTTGGAGAAACAAAGGTGATATCACTGACCCTGAAAAAGGACGTGACCTTATCATTGAATTGACAAAATCTAAAACACCTGCAGGTAAAGAATACACAAGTGTATCTACTATTATGTATGACGACCCAACTGCAATACACGAAGAAAAAGTTCAAGGTGATTCTTGGATTAATGACGAGTTGACTTGGTTGGATGTATATTCTAAGAAACCTGTTGACTATCTTGAAGCAATCGCTCGTGGAGAAACTCCAAAATGGGATAGTGATAAAGGTGGTTATGTATACGGTAACGATACCGAATCTACAACATCTATGGGTGGCGCTAAAAAAGCTGAAACAAAAGCACCTATTGTTGACCCTCAAGCAAATGACGAGGTTGACACTGAATTACCTTTCTAATAAAACAAAACACATCATGTATGGTATCTTGTATGGTACCATGCATGATTTAATTTACATAACACATGGCAATAAAGAAAAACGATTTCAGTTCAGTTAAGAAGAAATTCTCAACTTCTGCAAAATACAAACCCCAAAGATTCTTTGACTTAGGACAAGACTTCTTAGATGCGGTTGGATTACCTGGTCCTGCTATCGGACATTTGAATATGTTCTTGGGTCACTCAGATACAGGAAAAACTACAGCGTTGGTTAAAACTGCTGTTGATGCTCAGAAGAAAGGTATTCTACCAGTATTCATCATCACAGAACAAAAGTGGTCTTTTGAACACGCAAAACTTATGGGTTTTGAATGTGAGGAAGTTGTTGACGAAGCAACAGGTGAGGTTGATTGGGATGGTTTCTACATTTTCAATAATGACTTTGACTACATTGAGCAAATTACAGATTATATCAATAGTTTGTTAGATGCACAAGAAAAAGGTGAATTGGACTATAGTTTGTTGTTCTTATGGGATTCTGTTGGTTCAGTTCCTTGTAAGATGACTTACGAAGGTAAGGGTGGTAAACAACACAACGCATCTACGTTAGCGGACAAAATTGGTATGGGTATCAACCAACGTATTTCAGGTTCTCGTAAAGCGGATTCAAAATATGAAAACACATTGGTTATTGTAAACCAACCTTGGGTTGAGTTACCTGACAATCCATTCGGTCAACCAAAAATTAAAGCAAAAGGTGGTGAAGCCATTTGGTTAAACTCATCTTTGGTGTTCTTATTTGGTAACCAAAAAGGTGCGGGAACAAACAAGATTACCGCAACAAAAGACAAAAGAAGCGTTAAGTTTGCAATTAGAACAAAAGTTTCTGTTATGAAAAACCACATCAATGGATTGGGTTATGAAGACGGAAAGATTATTGTGACACCACACGGTTTCTTGGCAGGAAAAGAAGCTGCGGAAGAGAAGGTATCTATTGAGGCTTACAAAAAAGAATATGCCGACTATTGGAAAGATATTCTTGGAGTTACATCTTTAGATTTTGATTTAAAAGAAGAGAAAGAGGATTAGTATATTGTTCCACCATTTAAATCACAAAAGTGATTAAAACATTATTAGTAGACGGAGATAATTTATTTAAGATAGGATTCCACGGAGCAAAAGACGTGTATAACGACGGAGCTCATGTGGGTGGAGTATTTCACTTTGTGAACATACTCCGCAAATTCCTTGAAGAGCACAACCATGATAAAGTTGTTGTGTTTTGGGATGGGGATTCAAACTCATCTATCAGAAAGTCTATATACCCATCATATAAAGCAAACAGACGACAAGACATGAATGAATATAAGTACGAGTCGTATTTGTACCAAAAGTCTCGTGTTAAACAATACTTGGAAGAAGTGTTTGTTCGTCAGGTTGAGATGGTTAGTAACGAGGCAGATGACTTAATTGCTTACTATTGTAAGATATCTAAAGACGAGAATATTATTATCTTCTCGGCAGATAAAGACCTCACCCAACTCATTTCAGAAAGAGTTACCATTTACTCACCAATCTCAAAACAATATTTTAAGAATGGTGATATGATAACTATTAATAAGGTTGATATCCCCCACTATAATGTATTGTTAACTAAAATTTTTACGGGAGACAAATCCGATAACATCAGTGGAATTGAAGGTCTTGGGGAAAAAACATTAATCAAATATTTCCCTCAGGTTCAGAAGAAACCATGCACTATAGAAGAAATCTTGGATTGTGCACGAAACATCCCGCAAAAGAAACCCATAAAAACATTGGTTAATCTTTTGGAAGGCAAGACAAAATCAACTATATTTGGAGAACAGTTTTACCTTACGAATAAAACTATTGTGGACCTTAGTAATCCTTTGATAACAGATGATGGAAAAGAATTGGTTGAACAGATATTGACAGACAGTATAGACCCTACAGATAGGGGATATAAAAACTTAATGAGAATGATGATGGAAGATGGTCTCTTTAAGTATCTACCCAAGAATGACGAAGCTTGGGTCAACTTCCTCAAACCATTTATGAAATTAACAAGAAAAGAAAAAAGAAACTTAAATAAAAATTAAATTAAATTATGAAAGAGCAAGACAGCACCAAAATGGAATTTCTATTGACGTTGAATGACAACATCGTAGTTCAAAGATTCTTTAACGTTAGAGGGTTCAATCCTGAGGCAAAAAACTCAATGGAATTGTATTACTTTATGAGACAACTGAAAGAAGAACTTCAGTATCATCTAAAGATGAAAACAGTTATCTATATGATTGATAACAAAGATGCAATTGTTAATGACCCTGCGATTATGGACACTTCATTTACTGAAGGTAGCGAACAATTCAATCTTTATGTTAGAATTGGAGAACAGACAATTTGTCATAGATATTTTGACGGAAAATTATTCCCACCAAAAGTTCGTTATACGGTTGACGTACGACCATTTTTAAAAGACGTTCTCCGTGAATTGACTGACATTTTTTCAGCCCCAAAATTAAGTTTTGAATATTTGGGCGTTGACCTAAACAAGTAAATATTTAATAAAACAGGGGGATAGAAAAACGATATATGAACAAGAATTTTGATTACTTAGGAAACACTTTCCAGATACAACTTTTAAACCAACTTATTGTAGATAAAGAATTTTCAACATCAATTATGGATGTTATTGAAAGTGCTTATTTTGACAACAAGTACTTTAAAATCATCTTGCAGATGACAAAGGAGTATCATGGGAAATATCAGTCTACTCCTAACTTTGATACTCTTGAGCAAATCGTTAAATCTGAAATCTCACAAGAATTGGTTGCAAAAATCGTTCTTGACACCATTAAACAAATCAAAGACGCACCATTTGAGGGTACTCAATTTGTTCAAGAAAAAGCCTTGAAGTTTTGTAAACAACAAGAACTTCAAAAGGCAATGGATAAATCACAAAAGATTATTACTGAAGGTGATTTTGAATCTTATGATAAAGTTGAAGGTCTTATTCGTTTGGCGTTACAAGTTGGAGAAAGAGATTTGGGTACAACCGATATCTTCTCTAACCTTGAGACAGTATTAGATGAGGATTTTAGACACCCTATTCCGATTGGAATACCAGGAATTGACAGATTACTTAAGGGTGGTCTTGCAAAGGGTGAGATAGGTGTTATATTGGCTCCTACGGGGGTTGGTAAAACAACTATCTTAACTAAAATCGCTAACACAGCATTTAATCTTGGATATAACGTTCTTCAAATCTTTTTTGAAGACAATCCAAAGATTGTTCAACGTAAACACTTTACCCTTTGGACTGGTATTGAACCAGATAATTTGGTTCAACATAAAGAAGTGGTAATGAGTAAGATTACTGAGATTAAAGAAACAATGAAGAACGAGTTAATCTTAAAGAAACTTCCTTCAGATTCTATGACTATGAATCAAATCAAAAATCAAATCAGAAAAATGATTGCGGACGGAACAAAAATTGATTTAGTTCTTTTGGACTATATTGATTGTGTGGTTCCTGAGAGTTCAAGTAAAGATGAGTGGAAAGCCGAGGGTTCGGTTATGAGAGGATTTGAGGCGATGTGTCATGAGTTATCATTGGTAGGTTGGACGGCAACACAAGGTAACAGGTCATCAATCTCTTCTGAGGTTGTGACTACAGACCAAATGGGTGGTTCTATTAAGAAAGCTCAAGTTGGTCACGTTATCATATCAGTGGCAAAAACATTGCAACAAAAAGAAATGAATTTGGCTACAATAGCAATTACAAAGTCACGTATCGGTAAAGATGGTGTAGTTTTTGAGAACTGTAAGTTCAACAATGAATTACTTGAAATTGATACCGAAAGTTCGGTAACATTCTTAGGGTTTGAAGAACAACAAGAAGAAAGAAAACGTGACCGAGTTAAAGAACTCTTAGAAAAGAGAAAACAAAGAGAAGAACAAAAACAATAATATAAAATAAACAAACAAGAATTATGGACGCATCACAAAAGATATTGTCAGACTTAACAGTTTACATGAAGTACGCTAAATTCGTACCAGAACTAAACAGACGAGAAACATGGGAAGAATTGGTAACCCGTAATATGAACATGCATATTAAAAAATACCCATCTCTAAAAGATGAGATTAAAGAAGTATACAAAATGGTATATGATAAAAAAGTATTACCTTCAATGAGGTCAATGCAATTTGGTGGTAAACCAATTGAGATTTCTCCAAACAGAATCTACAACTGTGCTTACTTACCTATTGACCATTTGGATGCATTTGCTGAGTCAATGTTCCTATTATTAGGTGGTACAGGTGTTGGGTATTCAGTTCAAAAACATCACGTTGAAAAATTACCTGAGATTAGAAAACCAAAATCAAATAGAACAAGAAGATTCTTGATTGGTGATTCTATTGAAGGATGGGCAGACGCAATTAAAGTGTTAATGAAATCTTATTTCGGTGAAAACTTATCAACTCCTGAATTTGATTTTTCTGACATCAGACCAAAAGGTGCTCAACTTGTAACATCAGGTGGTAAAGCTCCAGGTCCACAACCTTTGAAAGATTGTATTCACAAATTAAAAGGTATGTTGGATGCAAAAGAAGACGGTGAAAAATTAACACCAATTGAAGTTCATGACATGGTTTGTCATATCGCAGATGCTGTGTTGGCTGGTGGTATCCGTAGAGCTGCACTTATCTCTTTATTCAGTGCTGATGACAACGAAATGATTGCTTGTAAATCAGGTTCTTGGTGGGAAACAAATCCACAAAGAGGTAGAGCGAACAACTCAGCAGCACTTGTTAGACACAAGATTACAAAAGAATTCTTCATGGATTTATGGAAACGTGTTGAAGCATCAGGAGCTGGTGAACCTGGTATCTACTTTACAAACGATAAAGATTGGGGAACAAATCCATGTTGTGAAATTGCATTGAGACCAAACCAATTCTGTAACTTATGTGAGGTAAATGTTTCTGATATTGAATCACAAGAAGACTTAAATGCTCGTGTTAAAGCGGCGGCATTCATTGGAACACTTCAAGCGGGTTATACTGACTTCCATTACTTGAGAGACATTTGGAGAAGAACAACTGAGAAAGATGCGTTGATTGGTGTATCTATGACAGGTATTGGTTCAGGTGTGGTGTTAGGTTACAACATGAAAGAAGCTGCAAAGGCGGTTAAAGAAGAAAATGCAAGAGTTGCTGAATTGATTGGTGTTAACAAATCAGCTCGTATGACAACAGTAAAACCTGCGGGAACAACTTCATTGACGTTGGGAACATCATCAGGAATTCACGCTTGGCATAACGACTATTACATCCGTAGAGTCCGTGTTGGTAAGAATGAGGCAATCTACAATTACTTGGTGACAAATCACCCTGAATTGGTTGAAGATGAATTCTTCCGTCCACATGATACAGCGGTTATTTCGGTTCCACAAAAAGCACCTGAAGGAGCAATTTTGAGAACTGAAAGTCCTTTCCAATTGTTAGAACGTGTTAAAAAAATTACACAAGAGTGGGTTAGACCTGGTCACAGAACTGGTTCAAACAGTCACAACGTATCTGCGACTATCAGTTTAAAGGCTGAAGATTGGGAATTAGCTGGTGATTGGATGTGGGAAAATAGAGACTTCTATAATGGATTATCTGTATTACCTTATGATGGTGGAAGTTACATTCAAGCACCATTTGAAGATTGTACTGAAGAAGAATTTGAAAGATTATTTTCAAAACTTCACTCAATTGATTTAAGTAAAGTTATTGAGTTACAAGATAACACTGATTTAAGCGGAGAATTGGCTTGTGCTGGTGGGGCTTGTGAGATTAAATAATAAACATACAAATATTGATGAGTCAAACAAGGGGGAAGATATTCCCCCTTTTGACTTTTATATTGAAGATGGGAAATATGTGTTTACTGAACATTATCATTTAAAAAGAGGTAGTTGTTGTGGTAACCAATGCCGTCATTGTCCTTATTTTCCTGCTCACAAAAAAGGAAATACCACTATATTTATAAACAATGGCTAACGGTACAACATATGGTTTAAATTTTCCCTTCAGAGATTCTAGAAGGGGTGATTATTTGGAATTAACTGAATTCCAAGC